GTGCCAACGACTGGGATCTGATCAGTGAGGCGAGGGTTGGGCGTGGGCGGAGTGGTAGAAGCAAGAATGGCCTCAGCAGTTGGGTTGGCAGAGTGCGGGGGGCCCTTAGCCTTCTTCTCCTTCGCCACGGCGGCTTGGAACGAGTGAACAGGACGATCTTTGCGCTCGGGGGTCCTATCCTCCTTTCGTGCAGAGGGATCGGTGAGGCGCGCACGTTGAAGGAAGAACTTGGAACGGATGCTCATAGGCAGGGATGACGCAGCGTCAGGCCCATGCAACTCAAGGTTGACGAAGCGAGAGTAGAGCGAGAGGGGTAGGGCAGTGGAGCCATTGGCACTCGTAACAATGAGAGCATTGAGGACAGTGAGGACCAGGCGATGGAAGGCACCATGGTAGGTGTTGAGCAAGCCAACCTCAAGCCAGGGGTGAGGGAAAATGACTTTGATAGTGAACTCCACATTCATGGACTGCGACGCCTTAAGGCGGGCGACGCACATGTGGAGCTTAGCGGAAAGCGCAGTGAAACGCGCATCGCCATCGAAGTTGGGTTGCGACCAGAAGAAGGCGCCACCAGCATGGAATGCAGTGTTCGTGGCGCGAACTTGGTACTCAATAGCCTCACAATGGACATAACGGAAATTCTCAATGTGGTTGACGAGAATGGGCTGGTTTAAGGAATCATAGGGCTCGAGGACAGTGAAAAGGTCGGCATTTGCAGCGGAGCCGGTGGACCACGAAATGTTCTGGATTCGGTTCCAACGCTTAGCGATATCGGGGGGGAGACGGAAAATGTGTGGGGAGAACTTGTCTTGAACGAGATCCCACCATGTGCCAGCACCAGGACTACCGCCAGAGGGGGCGGCTGTGGCGCTTTCGGCGGCCAAGGCAATTGTCTGCATGGGAGCGCCATCGATCTGAGGAGCAGGAGCAGAGGTTGGAAGGTCAGTGGAGGCTTGGAACTCATGGACGTGGGAGAAGTAAAGAATCGGGAGGCGCTTCTTCCAGCGCTCACATTGTTCCTGGAACGTCGGGAAACAAATGTGGACGTTGCGCTCGAGGCACCATTCAGTGAAGAAGTCACGCAAAAGGTCATAGCGTGGTTGGTCGTGGAACTGAGAAATCTCAATGAGGGTGGTGTTGAACACGGAGCACATGCCAAGGGGTGAGTTGTCACGCGTCCAGAGGAGCGGTCGTGCGATGGAGACTTCGTCGAGGGCGAGACGAATTCCGATAGGAGAGTCGACAGGGTGGCGCTTAAGCAACTCAAGACTGGCGAAGGGGGTCCAGGGAGGGGGAGGGCCCTTCTTATCCGCGGCAGAAATGCGCATGCCAAAGATAGCCTCAGACCAATAGGCATAGACATCACAAGAAAAGGTAGTGTCATGGTCAGGGGTGGGCCAGTAATTGAAGTCGTCGCCGTAGAGGAGCACGTCGAGTTCTTCAATGAACTCCTCAACCGAGAAAGAACGGCCGGAGGAAATGCGGTCGGCCATCCAGGAAGTGACGATCTTGATGCTGTGAGCGAGGGTGTTGTAGTCAGTGCAAACAGGGTTGCCACTCGCAAGAATGCGGGCAAGGAGGATGGAAACCTGCTCCCATGCGAGCTCGGGGTCAGAGCTCGCGCGAAGGAGGTTGCGAATCATTCGAGCGAGGAGGCGGTCGCGATAGAGTTGTTTGGCGCGACGGCTGCACGCAGTGGTCGCGGAGCGGTGGAGGAGCTGGAAAACACTCCAATCCCAACCAACGTGATCGCCAACAGCGGACTTGCCAGCAACACGAGCACGACGCATAACAACGTCGGCATCAGTGCTGAGGCAATTGAGACCAACGATTGAGGGACCAACTGTGGCTTGACGATGGATGCCAGAGAAGAGGGGGCCAGTGGTCATCTTGACCGCCATTTGATATGGAAGCTGCGAGCCAAAGATGGGTCGTGGGCGGAGTTTAGGACAGACGAGGGGCTCATCCTTTGGAAAGAAATTGTAAATGGTGCGTGGGATAGAGGTCTCGGACTCAATAAGCATCGTGCGGACGGCGTCCATGGCAGGAGGAATGAGAGTGTAGCGACAGGAGTCATCGCGAGGACACTCAGCGCCGTGGGAGAGGCAGGTGAGCACACGCCACTTCTTGCGAGTGCCACAAGCGTCAGGGTGAGAGTAATTCTTCCAGAAGGTGCCAAGGGAGGTGTCCTTCTCCAGAGGGGACACGTCGGGGTGGAGTTTCGACCCATTGATCACGCCAAGCACATCGATGGTGGACTCGACAGAGGTAGGCGGCTTGAAGTACCAATCGAGGAACGCGGGCGTCAAGACGTGAGTACGGATGAACTGGAGAATCGGGAGACCAGCAAGTTCGAAGACAGTTGGAGAAGGGGGAGGATCACGGTTGAGCAAGTTGAGCAGTGGATCCTGGAGAACGCCCTTGAGAATGAAAGGTCGTTTGAGGGACGGAGCCACGAGAGGGACATCGGACTTGCAATCTGAAGCTGCGCAAATGTGCGGGGAGGAGTGTTCTGGGCAGCGAGGTGGACAAAACTCAGTGCGCATGAGCTTGGTATTGCCACGAACGGAGCCCCAGTGGTCTTGCGGCAAGATTCCATTGATACGAACGTGCGGCGGGAACGAAAAGACCTGCGCGTCATGGACAACGCGGGTGCCGTGAACAGACAGATTTTGGGCCGGGTGGGCAAGGGGCAACATGACAGCGGCGGGCATTTTAGGCTTGATGATGGCGCGGATGAGGTCGCCGTCAAGGAGAGCAACAGAACGAGTGCTTCGGTCACCGCCCATGTGGACAGTGATGACCTTGCGAGTGCAGCGGCGGGTGGCGACATATCCAGGCTTTCCACAGAATCCAGCAGCACCGGGGACGCCGTAGATGAGCGCGGGGCCATAATCAGCCTCAACGCCCTGATTCCGAACAGAAATGCGAGTGTCGACGTGAGGGTGCGCAAGAATGGTGGGTGAAGAGCAGCCGTCAGCATGATCCAGAGTCTTGTCAAAACCAAATGGATTGAGTGGGTCGACAGGAAGGAAGGGCTCGTCCTCCATAACCAGTGGGGACGTGAGAGCATGAGGCCAATCAGAGGGTGACGAGAGGTGGGATAGGATGTTGCGAAAGGCGTCGGTGTTGG